TCTCAGCATCAACTCGACCTAACTCCTCAAGTCTATTCATACGTCTGGTGTTTCTTTTTTTAACTCTTCCACCTTTTTTAAAATTGATTACTTTACCTAGATCAATCTTACCTCTTTTCTGAGCATCTCCGACTGTCTCTTTATCAGTAGTATTTTTTCTAGTTATATAGGGGCCACTTTTTTCCTTTTTATCTGAATCCTTCTTAGTAATAAAAGTTCTCTCATCATTAGACAGAGCTTTTGACATGACTTCACCAAGATCAATTTTTTTCTTTTTCTTAGTTATATAAGGACCACTTTTCTTCTCTTCTTTTTCTTTTCGAGTTATGAATTTAGATTCTTCAGCCATATTACTACCTATTTATTTTACCTTTTTTCTTAGCTTTAGAACCAAACTTACCGTAAGACTCATCTCTGCTAGCTTTTAACTGTGCAGGTGTTCTTTTCTTTTTAATTCTCATAGCAATAGACTCATCTTTTCTTGCTTTGAAGCCTTGTTTTTTCTTACCAACTTTACCGCCTTTTTTCATCATTGCTCCGCCTCTCATACCCATGTCAGGTGAATAGAAACCAGATGCCTCGTCTTTTCTCCTAGTGCCAGAAATCATTCCTCTACCACCCCCTGCTTTTTTTACTCTCATCATTCCGCCGCCCATTACTGCTTTTCTCGGCTGAGTGACTTGTTTGTTAAATCTTGGATTTGCCATTATTTTTTTCCTCCGTTTTTAAAGATTTGTGTTCCCTTTATACCAAAAATACTTCCGACGACGAGGATCCAAAGGGTACTGAACCAAGTCGGCAGTGCTGCGAAATGCTCGAAGAAAGTTTTTACCTTATCGAGTGCACCAGGATCGTCCGAGAAGACTCCCCAGGCGAGCACAATAATGGGCGCCGACAAAATCACAAGAACGAATTCGTCCTTGTAATCATTTTGACGTGCCTCTAACAACTTACCCTGATAAGCTTCCTCACCACGAGCTTGTCGTTCTGCGTGCAGTAGTTGAGCATCGGACATCGCAACTTTTGCCCTTTGCTTATTAGCGTAAATCTTACTACCAGCGGATACAGCTAATTTAATTGCTGACAACCACATGTTAGTACCACTTAGCTGTTTTCTTTTTGTCCTTAAGCATTCTTTTAGTTCCTCTAACCTCTGTTTCATCTCCAGTTGGTATGTAGTTTCTTGGCATACCATCAGCAGTTGTTACAGATCTAGGGTCTAACTCAATATTTTGAGATGGAATACCTATTTCTTCGGACTCAACAAAAAATTTATCCTCTTTTGCCATTTTTCCTCCTGTTTTTATTTATACCAGCTCTGTTAAGAGCGATTGCAATCGCTTGTTTAGGATTTTTCACCTTCTTATCAGAGCCACCAATTTTGAGAGTACCTTTTTTAAATTCTCTCATGACCTTTTTAACCTTTTTTTGTTCTTTTTTCACCTATTTTCTCCTTTGTATTTTTCAATCTCTACACTTGGTATCATTTTGTCTACGTTTGGTATAGATTTACTTAAAATTGTCTTTTCAATTGATGTATTAGCTCTTAAATTAGCTAATTCTTCGTTCTGTTCCAACTTATCTTGTTTGTCTTGTTGGTTCATCATAGCTTTTAGGCGATCAAGGTTAATTTTTTCTTCACCCTCGACACGTTTTCTCTCGTTGTCCATAGCTCTAAGGTCTAATTCTCTTGCTCTTAACTTAGCAACAGGGTCATTACCGAATCCTGATGTAACTTCACGTTCTTCTTTTAAAAATTCTTCCATCATGTTTGCAATCAACACAGCTTTTCTACCTTCAATTCTTTGACTCAACTCTTGAACCTGCATTTGAAGTTGTGGATTTTGTGCAGCCATCTGTTGCATTTGTGCAAGTTGTGGTAACTCTTCTCTAAACTCTAATTCAATTTGTTCTTGTGCCATCAAACTAATATGTTCAAAAATATTTTTTTCCATAGCAGCCATAACCATAGGATTATTTCTAGCAATGTTAGTTGCCATAAAATTTAAATGCGAAGTTATGTGTGCTCTATGATCTTGACCTGGAAATGCTTGAAATGGTTTTCCAGATAGAGCCATTATGTTTTCTAAACTTGGATCTAAAGGTGCAGGTGGTGCAGGTTTAATTAAAACTGAGTCTATATTTTTTACACCTAGTGCCTCGTACATATTTCTATACGCAGCATACATGTTGTGCATCTGTGGATTGGATTGTGCCAGTTGCAGCTCTGTCTGCGCGAGGGAAATACGCTGAGTCTGACTAAAGATGTTAGGGTCCGCAACTGGCAGTATATCCACTCTATCGTCGAAGTCAGTTTGCTTGACAGTTCTCTGACCTCCTACTACATCGTATGGATATTCTGGTGGCAAGTATAATTTAAATACTCTTGCTAATAATCTAAATTCAGTTTTTAAAGAAGAATAAATTCTTTTGTGAATAGCAGACATTGTTCTTGAGCCACGTTCTAATAATGCAACAGTTGTACCAACAGCTGCTTGTTGATTGCCATCACCAACTTGTAGATCTGCAATAGATGCAAATCTCTGTCCAGCTTGAACGACTATACCCATTAAGTTTAATAAAGTTGCAGATGGTTCTTTAAATGGCAACATCATAAAAGAATCTTTTAAGTTACCACCTGGTGCATCCACATCTCTAAACTCACCTGGTTGTATTGATTGCGCATCATCTCTAATTCTAATGCCACGCATTTTAAATCC